ATGCTAGCGTAGACGCAGGCACATCTGGAACATTTTTTATAGATGAAATCGTTGTCAATAATGATGGGGGAGTGATTGGGCCTGCTGGAGTTTCTGTCTCTGCATCAGTTAGTTCAAGTATTTCTGCTTCTGTTTCGTCTTCAGTAAGTGCCAGCGTTTCTTCAAGTAAATCTTCATCAGTATCATCATCTGTAAGTGCTTCACTGAGTATTTCTGCCTCAGTCAGTTCATCTAAAAGCTCTTCTGTAAGTGCTTCGCCAAGTATCTCAGCAAGTATATCTTCATCAAAATCAGCTAGCGTTTCATCTAGCGTTTCAGCCTCTCCAAGTATCTCTGCTTCTATAAGTGCTAGCGTTAGTTCATCTGTATCTGCTTCGCCTAGTATTTCAGCTAGTGTTTCATCATCTAAATCATCCTCAGTTAGTGCAAGTCCTAGTATAAGCTCATCTGTTAGTGCTAGTATATCTTCTAGTGTATCAGCTTCACCATCCATATCTGCTAGTGTTTCAGCTTCTATCAGTTCATCTGTAAGTTCGTCTAAATCTGCAAGCGTTTCCTCTTCAGTAAGTGCTTCTCCTAGCATTAGTTCTTCTGTGAGTGCTAGTGTATCTTCTAGTATCTCCGCTTCCCCATCTATATCTGCATCGGTAAGTGCTTCTGTTTCCTCATCTGTCTCTTCAAGTAAAAGTGCTTCCGTCTCATCTTCGGTTAGTGCATCTCTTTCAATTTCTGCCTCAGTTAGTGCTTCAGTTAGTGCTTCAGTAAGTGCATCTCCTAGTATTTCAGCATCTGTAAGTTCTTCGATTAGTGCTTCTATCAGTGCTAGTCCTAGCATCAGTTCGTCTGTTTCCTCCAGTAAATCAGCTAGTATATCTGCTAGTATTTCATCCTCTGTATCGGCTTCTCCTAGTATTAGTTCCTCAGTCTCTGCTAGTCCTAGCATCAGTTCATCTGTTAGTTCCAGTTTATCTTCAAGTAAGAGTGCTTCTGTAAGTTCTTCGGTGAGTGCTAGTCTAAGTATTTCTTCATCCGTATCTGCTTCACCCTCTATCAGTGCCTCAGTTAGTGCTAGTTTATCAGCATCAGTTTCTGCATCTGTTTCAGCTTCAGTGTCTTCTAGTGTGTCATCGTCCCCCAGTCCAAGCGTAGGTTTTACCGTTGACGATATTATATTAGAATGGCAGAGTGCATCAGTCTCAGCCAGTGTCTCAGCGTCTGTATCTGCATCACCGTCAATATCAGCTAGCGTTAGTGCCAGTGTGTCTTCATCAGTTAGTGCAAGTCTTAGTATTTCTGCTTCTGTAAGTACTTCAGTTTCAGCTTCCGTATCGGCTTCACCTAGCATATCTTCTAGTGTTTCTTCTAGTTTATCTGCTTCTGTGTCTTCTTCAGCAAGTGCTTCTGTTAGTGCTTCTCCTAGTATATCAGCGAGTATTTCTTCTAGCGTTTCTGCTTCTGTTAGTGCATCCCCCAGTATCTCTGCGAGTGTAAGTGTATCCGTTTCAGCTTCAATATCTGCGTCACCCTCTATTAGTGCTTCAGTTTCTGCAAGTGTTTCAGCATCGGTTAGTGCCTCCCCTAGTATTTCATCTTCAGTTAGTGCATCTGTTTCAGCTAGTGCATCGGCATCTATTAGTGCTTCACCATCAATATCTACTAGTGTTTCAGCCAGTCTTAGTATATCTGCTTCAGTTTCTGAATCAGTCAGTGCAAGTATTTCTGCATCTGTCTCAACTTCAATATCTGCTTCGCCTTCTATTAGTGCATCTGTTAGTGCCTCTTTATCATCGTCTATTAGTTCATCACCTTCTATATCAGCGTCAGTATCGGCCAGTATTAGTGCGTCTGTAAGTGCTTCTGCATCGTCCAGTATAAGTGCATCTGTTTCTACCTCAGTCTCTGCATCTCCTAGTGTTGGATATAAGAACTATACTAGAGGAGATTATGCAGCTCTTCCGACTAATAATGCTGACTTAGAAACTGCCTATTCTGCACAAGATGTGATAGATGTTACTACTTGTGATGACACCAGAGTAAATCAAAGTGCTACTGGTGAATATGCTATTCATCAATTCAAAGAATTTGCTAATGTCGTTCCCGCAAATAATGAGTGTTATGTACGCTGGCAAGGACAAACAGATGTTGATCCCGCAACATCTCCAATTTATCTTCAAATATATAATCACACTACGAGTACATGGGATACTATAAATAAAGTTACTTTGAATTATGGTGACCCGCTTCCGTATGCAGGTTCAACAGCTTATTATGTTTCTCCTGGGGCTAACGTAGATTTTGATCTTACTGCCTCAGTACCAGATTTAACGAATTACACTCTAGCGAATATAGTGTCGTTTAGAGTATATCAGTACGCTCCTTAAGGTAGGTGAATTATGGCAATAGAACAACCAATAGCAACAGATCAACAGAATGATCCAGATCATTCTTTATCCCATAGAGTAATAGCTAATGATGATGCGGCTTCTGCTAAAACTATCGTAGCTAGTACCGGAGGCAAGGTAGGGATTGGAGTAGATGCTCCTTCGGCTTCATTGCATATAAAGGCAGGAGGCACTCCGGCAGGTTCTGCTCCTCTAAAGTTTACTTCGGGAGCTTTGCTTGCTACTCCAGAAGCAGGAGCTATAGAATTTTATGACGGAAGGTTTTATTTAACGGGAACAGCCAAACAAAGAGCGATAGATAGAACTTGTGGAGTTTTAGTATCTACTGTTACTATAGCGAATACTGATGTTCAAACTACTATTTATAGTGAAACTTTGTCTATGAATGCTCCAAAAGTAGGAAGAATATATAAAATTCATTGTGATGGTATAGCATCTAATGTAGCTAACAGTGATGATCTATCATTTTATGTTTATATGGGTACTAATCTTTTAGCAACATATGCTCCAACTCTTAATACTTATGTAAATTCTGTATGGTGTGTAGATTTTAATTTTACTATACGAGCAGTAGGAACGTCTCCTACCGGACAATATGCAAGTCATGGAGATATTTCATTAGCCACCTTCAGTGGAATATATTCTACTTTGGGAGCAATGGATACTACCGTAGCCAATAATGTTCTAGTTCAGGTAAAATGGTCTGCCGCTAAAGCAGGAAATACAATCAGTATCTATCAAGGTTATTTAGAGTTAAAGAACTAATATGGCAGTAAACCTTAGGACAGATTGTTGGGAAATAGTTTGGGGACAGATATCTAGTATTAGTGCTAGTCCTAGTATTAGCTCGTCTGTATCTGCCTCAATTTCAGCAAGTCCAAGTATTTCTGCTAGTCCATCGATCTCTTCAAGTCAGAGTTCTAGTATTTCTATATCTTCTTCTATAAGTGCCTCTCCTAGTATTTCTTCTAGTGTATCATCTAGTGTATCTGCTAGTATTAGTGCTTCTGAATCAGCTTCCATTTCTGCTAGTCCCAGTATTTCAGCTAGTGTTTCTTCTAGTGAAAGTGCTTCTGTATCAGCCAGTCCTAGTATTTCCTCCAGTGTATCTGCTTCTGTTTCAGCATCTGTATCTTCAAGTCCATCTATCTCGGCCTCTATTTCTGCATCAGAATCAGCATCTATAAGTGCTAGTCCTAGTATATCTGCATCAATTTCTTCCAGTGCATCAGCTTCAATAAGTGCTTCACCTTCCATTTCTACAAGTGTATCTTCTTCAGTTAGTGCTAGTATTAGTGCCTCTCCTAGTATATCAGCCTCTGTAAGTTCGTCAGAAAGTGCCAGCGTATCAGCTAGTCCATCTATATCTTCGTCTATAAGTGCTTCAGTTAGTGCTTCACCAAGTATTTCTTCCAGTATAAGTTCATCTCCCAGTATTGGGGCTTCTGTCAGTGCGTCTATATCTGCAAGTGTTTCTTCTAGTGTTTCTGCCAGTCTCTCTATATCTGCATCAGTTTCGTCAAGCATTAGTGCATCAAAGAGTGCTTCTGTATCTTCATCTCCTAGCCCTAGTGTAGGATTTACCGTAGATGATATTATATTGGAGTGGCAAAGTGCCTCTATTTCTGCATCAGTAAGTGCTTCCATTTCAGCTAGTATCTCTGAATCAATATCTGCTTCTGTATCAGCAAGCCCTTCTATTTCAGCCTCTATAAGTGCATCTCCATCTATATCAGCCTCTGTATCTATATCAGTTAGTGCTAGTGTAAGTATAAGCGTATCCGCATCAATTTCTGCTTCTCCTAGTATTAGTGCATCTATATCTGCAAGTCCATCTATTAGTGCGAGTGTTAGTACATCTCCTTCAATATCTGCCTCTGTATCTGAGAGTGTATCAGCTAGTATTTCATCTTCTCCAAGTATTTCGGCTTCTGTTAGCTCCAGTCCCAGTATTTCAGCTTCAGTAAGTGCATCGCCCAGCATAAGTGCATCTGTCTCTGCCTCTCCTTCAATTAGTGCTTCAGTCTCAGGTAGTGAATCTGCATCAGTCAGTGCTAGTCCTTCTATATCTGCTTCAGAGAGTGCGTCTGTATCGTCTAGTGTTTCAGCATCACCAAGCATCAGTGCTTCACCCTCTATCAGTGCCTCAGTATCGTCTTCACCTAGTATTGGTATTAGCGTATCAGCCAGCGTGTCTGCTAGTGCATCAGCTAGTATTTCTGCATCTCCTAGCATTTCTGCTAGTGAATCTGCCTCACCATCTATTTCAGCTAGTATAAGTGCTTCCCCATCAATCTCAGAATCAGTATCTGCATCTATTAGTGCAAGTGTATCTGGTAGTGAGTCTGCTTCAGTTAGTGTTTCTATTTCAGCCAGCCCTTCTATTTCAGCCTCTATTTCAGCCAGCGAATCTGCCTCAATCTCAGCTTCACCTTCCATTAGTGCTAGCGTTAGTGCTTCTTTATCAGCAAGTATAAGTGCTAGTTTATCAGCATCAGTCAGTGCTTCAATCTCTATTAGTTCCAGTGTATCTTCTTCTCCGAGTATTGGTGCTAGTGTTTCAGCAAGTGTAAGTGCATCGGTCTCTGCCTCAGTTTCTGCCTCTCCTTCTATCAGTGCCTCTGTTTCAGGCAGCGAATCAGCAAGTATTAGTGCTTCTATAAGTGGGTCTGTGTCTGCTTCACCAAGCATCAGCTCCTCTGTCAGTGCCAGTCCTAGTATTAGTGCTAGTATCAGTGCTTCTCCCTCAATATCGGCAAGTGTAAGTGCTTCTGTCTCTGCTAGTGCATCAGCATCGCCTTCAATATCTGCTAGTGCATCAGCATCCGTTTCAGCTAGTATAAGTGCAAGTCCTTCTATCAGTGCTTCAGTATCATCCAGTATATCAGAAAGCATCAGTGCTTCAGTTAGCTCTTCCGAATCAGCGTCAATTAGTGCATCAGTAAGTGTGAGTGAATCTGCATCTGTTTCAGCTTCTCCATCAATAAGTGCTTCTGTAAGTGCAAGTACAAGTGCATCAGTTAGTGCCAGTGTTTCTGTATCAGTTTCAGCAAGTATATCCGCCAGTGTAAGCGCTTCTCCTTCAATAAGTGCAAGCGTCTCTGCTAGTGTTAGTTCATCCATATCCGCATCAGTCAGTGCGTCAGTCAGTTCATCTCCTAGTGCTCCTCCTGGTGCACCAGTTAGAATAAAATACTTTATTGTAGAAATAACCAATCATAAAAATTGGGAAGTATCTATAATACGAAATAAATCTTTTAAAGTTACTATATAAGATTTGAGGTAAAATTATGTCAGAAACACTAATAAAAGTAAATGATTGGGGTACAATACTAGATATAACTGTTACTGAATTATCAAATAATAATTCTATGATAGTCAATCTCTCTGCTGTTACAGCTATTAAAATTTGGCTAAAACAATATAACGTAGCTAAAAAATCTGTAACCGGTACTTTCTATACAGATGGTACAGATGGTAGAATAAAATATGTACTTAAATTAGGTGATATTGATACTGCTGGCCCATGTAATATGCAAGTTGAACTAACTTTTGGTCTTGCAGGTCATTGGTATTCTAATTGGGTTACTTTTAATGTTGAAGGTAGTTAACTCATGCCCCTTGTAGAGAAGATCAATCAGGAAGACCTTCAACTTTATGAGTTACTACGTAATCCAGTTCTAGCTTGTGAATTCATATATAACTTTGATAAAAGAAAAGATGAAGAAGAATTTGTGTTTACCTATTACCAAAAAGAGATGTTGTGTGATTTCAATCCATTTCAAGTAGAGTGTACCGCCAGGGCAATCGGTAAAACGGTATCGTTAAGTTCATTAATAGTTTGGATGTTAATATACAAACTATTCCCCGATAATTATGTACTATTTGCTACACCATCCAAAGTACATTTACAACCTGTATGGGAGAATTTAGTTAGACAGTTTAGGTCTAATTCTTTTCTAAAACATTTTATTCCAGTAAACTCTGGTATTAATGCTAGTGATTACTCCATAAAATTATTGAATCAAATGATGTTGGTATGTCGTATTGCTGGACAAACTGGTACTGGTGCTAATCTTATTGGTTTACATACACCCATAATACTTGTAGAAGAGGCTGGTTATTTTCCTTGGTCGGCATTTCAAGAAATGCAACCAGATTTAAACACATTTGTACAAGGTTATAGAGAAGTAGTAGCAGGTGTGCCTACAGGACTTAGAGAGAATAATGTACTGTTTCATTGTGACCAAGAAAATTCTTCCTATACCAAACATAGAGTTAATGCTTTTGAAAATCCTAGATTTGGTGCACTAGATCAACAACACGCTATAGAACAATATGGTGGGGAAGATTCAGAGGATTATGTACACTTTGTATTAGGTAAGCATGGTAAACCTGTATTTGCTTTATTCGATAGAAGTATGATGGAAATTGGTAACTATCCTGTATATAAATTAACTATGAATGGTACTATATTCCAAGATAATATCAATGAGTATGTAAGTAGAATTGCTACCTTTCCTGGTTTAGCAAACAAGTCTCATAGAACAATAATAGGCGTTGATTTGGGTTACACAGAACCTACAGCATTGTGGATATTAGACTTAGATGATTATGGTAGAATCAAATTTCATGGAAAGATTAGATTGGAGAAGGTTTCCTATCCTATACAGGAGAAGTTAATAGATTTATTGGATTCTAAATTTGAACCTGCATTAATAGGAATAGATAAAGGTGCTGGTGGACAAGGAATTTCTTTGATACAACATTTAACAGACGATAGAGATTATCTTCATAAAGATTATAAGAAAAGAGTTACTCCTGTAGATTTTTCTACCTATACATCTATGGGTTTCAATAATGATGGAGAAGAACTAAAGTCTAAGACAAAACCCTTTGCCATATCTATTTTACAAGACTATGTTAATAATCATAAAGTAATATTTTCAAGTACAGACACCGAAATGATTTCAGAACTAGAAAGAATGACTTATACTAAGAATCCTTCAGGAGATATAGCTTATAAAACTTTAACTCCTAAGGGTGGTAAAAGAGGAGAAGACCATTTTACAGGCGCTTTACTTTGTGCTTCTTTTGCTTATTATATGGCTAATGATTATATACTATCCTCTGGTGAAAAGAAAAAATTATTCCAGCCAGTCTGGATTGTTTAAATGGAGAGATTATGGATAACGAATTGAAGGATGATACTATTGCAAAAGAAAGTGAGGTCTTGCTGACTACAAAGCTGGCTACTACCCCAGTTAGGTTAGCACAGGCTACATTCTCTTTCTTACCAGGAAGTATGGATTATCCATATTCTCCAGATGATGTGGATAAACTGGACTTACCGAAGGACGATGATTTTAAAAAGATAGTAGCAATGTGCAGATTCTTCTACAGGAAGGAACCATTTGCTGCTACCATTATTAATAAGATAATTGATATTTCTATTAGCGATCTTATATTTAATAAGAATGGTTTATCTGATAATGAGTTCAGAGTGTTCTTAAGTATAAAGGATCAACTAAGAGAATTTTCAGAACAACTTGCTTTAGAGTATCTTATATCAGGTTTAGTAGTACCAGAGATTAAGTTTGGGCCTGTAGATAAAACAAAGGTTAAGGATTTGGGTATTAAGAAGTACGAAACACTAATGTTACCAGTTAGCATGTGGGTACGTGACCCTACTACAATAACTGTTAATAAAACAATACTTTCTGATACCCCCTCTTATTTTGTACATATACCTGAAGATTTGATTGCTTTCATTCTACATGGTGGTGTTTATCCAGATGGCACAAAAGACCCAGTGTTATATCAGAAATTGCTTACTTACTATCCAGAATTTGTAGCCAAAGTAAAAGCAGGTGAGAGAGATATTTTACTTGACATAGACCCTAGTTTGGTTATAAGAAGAAGAGTTACTACTGATTCTGCCTATCCAACACCTTACTTGTATGCAGCGTTGGAAGCTATGAAACAAAAGAGAAATCTTAGAAGAATGGATTATTCTATTGCTGCTAGAGTTATCAGTGCTATCATGTTGGTTAGACTTGGAGATAAGGACTTTCCTATTACGGAAGATGATAAAGAAGCGTTCTCTGCTATCAAACAACAGTTACTTTGGAGAGATGGTTCTAATAAAAATATAGATAGAATCTTCCAACTGTTTGCCAACCATACTCTGCAAATAGATTGGAAATATCCACCTACTGATGCACTGTTAAATACAGAGAAGTATAAGAGTGTTAATGATGATATTCTAGTAGCACTGGGTTTTCCTAGAATTCTAATTACTGGTGAGGCAGAACGTTCGCAAGCTTCAGATGCTTCTTATGCTACCTCTAGTCCAGTAAAAACTATGGAAACAATCAGAGCTAAGATTTTAGTTATTCTAAACTATGTGTCTAAACAGATTACTAAATTGAATAACTTTAAGTCTGCACCTATTATTAGATTTAGACCCTTGCAGTTAGCAGAGTATTCTACTTTTATGGCTGCAATCACACAACTTTACCAATCTGGTAACTTGTCCAGAGCTTCATATGCAGAACTGCTTGGATACAACTGGGAAGACGAGATTGAGAAAAGACTTGAAGAGGAAAAAGATTTGAAAGATTCTGGTATTGCAGAATTTGCACCGTTACCTAATAGTCGTCCACCAGATAACAATGCTTCTCCTCAAGATCAACAGAAGGGTAGTAACGACAACAATACTAAACTATTTAAATAAAGTATATCTACTTTATTTGTTTTTAATGATAATGTGTTATAATAATAATAGAGACAAGTTGAATAATAATTGTCTCTAATGAGGAAATCAAGATGGTAAACGATGACAAACTTGTTTTAAATTCAACATTTGAATTTATAGAAAAGGAAACAACTGAAGGGGAGGAATTTGCATCAGTAGCATCCAATCCCAGTTATAACTGGATTAAATTCATTCTAACTGATGACTTACCAAACGCTAATAAAAAGCGTGTGCCATTGGAAGAGTTTGATAATCTGATTAGAACTGGTTTTCTTGCACCTATTAAAATGGGTGTGGGAGAGATTTCTGAAGGACATGATGGTAGTACCCCCATAGGTGTTATTTCAAACCTAAAAAAATTGGGTAATAAGATACTTGGTTTAGCAGCGATCTGGTCAGAAGAAAAGCCAGATGAAATAAAGTTGATTAAAGAAAACCATGCAAAAGGTATACCATTGAACTTGTCTTGGGAAATCTACTATACAGATGAGAATATTACTGATGATGGAATAACAGAGATGAAGAATACTACTCTGAGAGCAGCGACACTGGTAGGTATGCCTGCTTATAAGGGTAGAACACAAATACTCTCTGTAGCCTCCACAGATGGAAAAATTAATTCGGAGGATACAAATATCAAAATGGAAGATGAATTACAGGAAAAAATTGTGGGGCTTGAGAAAACTCTAGCTGATACAAAGACTGAAATGGCTAATTCCTTGGTTGAACTTGAAGAATTGCGACAATTTAAAGCCGCAGTTGTAAAAGAGCAGGAAGATGCTAAGAAAATGGATGAAATTAAGAAAAAGTTTTCTGATTCAAGTATTGCTAAAGAAGACTCTTTTTTCAAAGATAATAAAGAAATGCTATTAGGTTTAAGTTCAGAAGCTTTAGATTTTATGGTGCAGGAGCTTGTTGCTTTTGCTTCTACTATTAAAACTGAAACTGCTTCAGAACATGAACCTTTGCCTGATCTAAAGGGTGATGCTAAGGATTATTCTAATCCTAAAACACTAGGACAGGCATTACGAATGGCTAAGTAAATTTTGGAGGATTTATAATGGAGATTAATAGACTCGGTGAACAAATTTGGGGTATTGTACCAGTAGAAAATGTTATGGAAGGTAGGTTTGGACTTTTTGTGACACACGGTTGGGATTATGATTTCGGCTCTAATGTAGATTTACCTGGGTGGCGTAGACCACTTACAATTGAGGAAGCTAATAGAGCTAGATACATCATCACTTGGGCTGTAAATAACAGACCTACTCCCCTCTTGTACCCAATGCCCCATCCTACTTTCTCAACTAGACAGGGTTTTGGTACTGCTGCCAATGCTCCTTGGGCTGCTGCGGTTATGTTGACCTATCCAGGTAATCAGAACTGCATGACCATCCCCAGTGGTGTACCTTCTTTGGCTATGGCAGAAGGTGTATTTACTCTGCTTTCTGGTTGCTATATTGACAACCCCGCTTTGCACTTCCCTGGTGCACCCGTGGTTGTAGCTAATTTTGCAGAAGATGGCCCGTTTGATTTGGGTAAACCCAAGTATCAGGCCACTATGGATGAAAGAGTTGTTGGTTTCACTATCCATTGGCAAGCTAGCAATGGTGCGTTGACCATACAGACGTTTGACTAATATTATTTCGGAGGATTAAAAAGAAAATGGAAGATACAAAAGTAAAGGAAGCAATCGCCAGCTTAATGAAGGATTCAAAACGCA